TCCTTCATGTCGCTTCCGAGATCCACAACGTCAGTGCTGACAGAGCTGGAACCGGAGTTGATCACGATGGATTGGGCATCCGAAAATTCATAAATCGCATCGAAAAGTGCCATTGTTAAGTACCTCCAAAGTTAATAGTTAAAAGATAAACGACGCTGCTACAAGCGGCTACAGCGCAGTCTCGGTGATGCTCAATTGATCAACTTGCCTGATCGGTATACCGTTGAAAGCCAGCGGCATCCCTCCTGCGTCAAGGCCGTCGTTCCGGGTGAAGTACACATTGTTCTTGTCCTTCAGGCGCTTCCAAGCTTGAGCCATGATGTTCCGGTGCATATAGATCCGGGTCGTCGGCCCGATTTCCATCTCGACCAGCAGGTCGATCAGGTCGTCTTCGCTGAACCCGTTAGCCGCAGCGGTTTTGCTGGACTCAATCGAGGCTACCCTTCCGCAGCACTTGGGATCTCTCACCACGAGTCCGGCTTCCCAACGGAAATGGGTTACCATCCAGGTATTGAGCAAGGAAGAGCTTTCAAAGATCTGCTCACCCTTGTCTTGAGAATCGAGACCCCCATTCATCCCACGGCCATAAATGCCATGGCAGGCGTCAAGCCCCCAGGTCACTACCCAAATGGACGTACAGTCGGAGGCACTGCCACCGGCGTCAATGACGTTGGTGTCGTTGGCCGAATCCATGCGGGGAGCGAACCCGGTAAACTCCGCAGGCTCGGTTAAGGTGTTACCGTAGAAGAAGCTTTCAGCAATGGTTTTACCCATGCCGGACACAAACGCCATGTCCTCGTCCGACCGGAACTTGACCGGGTCGGGAGCCGCTTCGACGAGTCGTTTATCTACTTTGGAGTAGTCTTCCAGCAAGCCGATTACGTCCACGATGGGAGTCGTCTTGCTTGCATGGTAGGCCACGCCTTGGTTCAGCTTACGGTAGGTACCGGAAGGTTCCGATGCCCTTCTCACAGTCCGGTTGGCAAAGGTCTCGTTAGCCTCTGCCCACGGAATATCCTCAAGGATCTGATTCTTTTCCTGAAGGACTTCTGCGATCCTCGCAGCGTTTCCTTGCGGATCGATACGAGCCGTAAGCTCCTTGATGGTCAGGTTGATAAGTGTGTTAGTTGACATTTAAATGATCCTCCATATCTAAAAGGCGTCACTTCTTCCAGTCTTTCATGCTCGGATATTGCAGGATGGGCCTGCCGTCCGGGGTTCGGTCGATGTCGGAAGTTCCGCCTTGATCTCCTCGTTTAAATACGTCTTCCGAAATCTTAGACCCGATCAGTTCGAATATCTGCACCACTTCCGGGCGGTTCAGCAAGCCGAGGTCGTCCATGGCCTGCTTTACCTCTTCACCGTTTTCAAGATTGCCGATAACCATGTTAAAAGCGTTCTTGGCGGTCTCTACCCGGACATCATACTGTGTACCCCATTTTTCCTTCAGGGCAGTTTCGGCCTTGTTGTACTCCTCGTCAATGGCCTGCTGGAACTTCTGATCATACTGTGTGGATCGCTCCACATCGAACTTGATGATCTGCTGCACCTGCTCTTTGGTCAGGCCCAGCTCGTGCGCCAGCTTCCTGAAGTTGTTGAATGCCTCCTGATCTACAGCGTTGGCATTCTCGGTGTCGGGAATCTCGTACTCATCCGGGGATTCGGGAATCACGGGTTTCGATGATTTCAGTTCAACGTACCCCTTTGCCAGATCGCTGACGCTCCCAACTTCTCCAACCTGCTCTCGCAGGTCTTCCGGTATGCTGTCAACGAAGGAAGGCGGCGTGTATTCCCTGTACTCTCCGGTGTCATCCTTGACGTACAAAGTGTTTTCGTCGCTCATCGTAAAATACTCCTTTCGGTTTAGTGTTCAGGCTCCAGCATCCGCCGGGCCTCTAGTTCCTTGGCCAGAACCTCATCCTGAAGCTCCTTCGGCCTCTGCCGGTGGAACCACATATAGGTTTCCGGGTCGGATATCGCTATCAGATCCAGCAGATCCTTGCCAAAGTCGTTGATACCGGCAAGATAATGCGTTCTCGCATTGCCGGTGAAAATCGTGTCGTACACATAGCACTGCTTCAGCAGGTGGAGAAGAACTCTGCGGCCATGTGACGTCCCGAAGGTATCGGCCACATCCGCATACAACCCCACCCGCTTTTGAAGCTGCTGTTTCTCGTCTTCCGTCGGGTATTCGATTAAGTCGGTAACGCCCTTGTTAGACATTCGTTCCTCCAGCCTGTACGGCCTCGGTCAACTGACCCAGCGCCGTGTCCTCGGTTTTAGCCAGTCCAAGATCCTTGACCGCCGACGCTCCCGCAGCGGCCTGCTCCAGGGCGGCCTGTTGTTGTTGCTGTTCGGCCCGTTGCTGCCGGATCTCCGCCACCTCGTCGTTGCCAAGTACGATCTTGGGTTGCACGCCGGTGCTGTCGGCGTACTCGTCTACCATCTCATCCGGGTTGATCTTGTCAAGCACATCCGGCAGTACCTGCGCCACCTGACCCACAAAGCCCATGAAGGTATCGAGGCTCTGGAGACCCATCAGCTTCTGTGCCTGCGCCAAGAGCGAGTTGTATTCGATCTTCATCGGCAGCCCCATGATGTCCTCCGGGGGCGGTGGCAGCATTCCCTTCCGCACTATCATGTTGAATGTCCGGGTGATCAGCGGATTGAGCATATCCTTGTGAAACCGCTCCAGTAAAGGGCTGAGAAGGAACATCTTCTCTTCTGATCGCTCGGCGATTTCCCGTGCCGTGACCGGCTGCACACCGGGTCTCGATGCCAGCATCTTTAAAAGATCGATGTAGTATCCCCGCCGCAGCTGGAGCCGGATGTCCTCGATCTTGGCGCTGACGCCGTTGTAATCAAAGTTCATGTCGAATAACTTGCCGATGCCCTTGCCGTCCGGGTTCGGATCGACGTTCTGAGCGCCGGGTACCATGGACAGCCTGCCCTTGAAAGCCGCCGGTGTCCGCATGGGAGGGTCAAGCTCTTTGTGGATGGCCTTGACCTGCCCGGAGTTCATTTCCTGGAGCATTTTGATATGGCCGAGCATATCCCGGCTGGGGGAGTCGCCATAAACCGACGCCGTGGTCGTCACATCCCAGCGAGGAGCGAAGATCGGGAACTCGTGGTAGCCAGACCTCTTGTAGATCCGGTCGGCCTTGTCCTTGCACCAGTACACGCTCTCAAACTCCATGCCGTTGACGTCCCACATATTCGGGTTGAAGTCCACATTCGGCTGGATGCAATGGGCGATCTTGAAGACCTTGTCCTGCTTACCGGCTTCGATGGCAGTTGCGGGCGCTCAGTTCATACTCCCGGTAAAAGGTGTCCACCTGCCCGATGCTGTTCACTGCAAGGCAGTACTCACCGGCGGTGAAGGTGATGAAATGGGCGAAGGAATCGATGTCCTCTTCTTCAAGCATACACCCGGTGCCGAACCCGGCGGTCTCCTTGTAGATGCTATGCAGGGCGGTATAAAGGTTGCTCCATGCAAAGATGTCCAGCATATGCGAGGTGGCCCGGTGAAACCAGCTTTTGACCTCCGGGTTGTCCATCATATCCCTTTCCTGGAGCGTCAAACGGAGCCATGGTCGGGACTTCGGGGTCATGCCGGTAAGAAGGGCTGCTGCCAGATCTTTGAGATCCATGAGCGCTTCCGGGTCGATAATCTTACTGTGCGACTTCTTGTCCTCGGACTTCTGGCCCTCTTCAAAAAACATTCCCTTCCGAGGAAACACATAATCCTGGATGTCTTTCCAGTCGCCCTCGTATTCCTTGCGCTGCTTAAGAAGGCGCTTGTGTCGATCTACATAATCTTTGGCCGGTAAGGCCTTGGTTAGTTCTTCAGCCATGCTGCCTCCTTAGTTGAGCAACGATCCTCCGCCGCCGAAGTTATGCACTTTGCCTGCGGCCCTAAGGCCCACCATTTGACGCCTGCGACCGACACCGCCCGGCCCGACCAGGCCACGGCGCAAAGCACCGATCTCGGTCTGAGGGACGGAGGCCTCCTCTTTCTCCCTGTTTCGATACCCGAAGAGAGTCGTCAGTGCGCCCCAATTGGAGCTGCTTACATTCGCAGGCTTTGGCGGTCTGTAGTTTGGATTATACATGATTAGCCTCCCAAAAGCTTTTTCCTGCTCACCGGCGCTTCTTCCAGGACTCCTTGGCCACCGGTCAAAATGGTTGACCTCTTGTTGCGCTCCCTGTCGATCAGCTTTTGCAGCCCCTTTGGAACAACAGCGCCCGCAGCGGCTTTCTTTTTGGTAGCCGGTTTGGTGGGCTTTTCCTGCTTCTTGTTGCCCTCATAAACCGAACCCCTGTTGGTTTTGCCCCCGTAATTGTGTTCGGCACCTCTGCCACCCTGCATCCCTCTGGATGCGGATCTTGACCGGGCATCTCTCTCAGCACTTCTGGCAGCCCCCAAGGAAGCGCCTACGCCGCCCCCTGAAACGCCACCACCAGTACCCCTGCCTCCTCCTGAATAAGCCATTACTGCCTCCCGAATAAATCGTAGTTTATAATCGCCGTTTTCTGCCGGTTGGCCAGTACATCGAGCGGATCGACGACCGCCACCGGCTCGGCATGGGTTAACGCCAAGGCATCGCCACAGTCCGGGCTGATGCCGTTCACTTCTTTCATTTTGTCCTTGGACAGCAAGCGAATGCGATCCTGTGGGTCGAAATAGTATGTCACAAGCCCCAGCTGGGTTCTCAGCTCCACATCGTCGGGAATCGATCCCCCTGCGGCCAGCCACTTGCCTGTCCTCGCCCACATCTCGGCCCGCTTGTTGTAATACTTGTTGCTCTCGGCAGCCTTACCGCCGAAGTTGACCTCGATCACCTCGTAGTCCAGTTGCCGAAGCCGGTCGATCACACCCTCGCCCCTACCGGCATCGATGAACACCGCATGAGGTTTAAACCTGTTGATCTCCTGCGCCACCACACCGGCCAGCTGCATATTGTCCAGCCCGTGGAACTTCTTGAGATCGAAAGCCGCCAGCCCCTGACGCTTGATGATGACGCTCTTGTCATCACCGAACCGGGCCACATCCACGCCCAAGACCCTCGGCGCTTTCTCGTAGAGCGAAGGATGAATCACCTTGCCCAGCGCCGGGATGATGATATCCATGGGTATCAGGGCATCGTCGGTCGAAGCGGTAAAGTCACAGTAGTATTCCTGCCGGATGAGGTTCTCGGACATTCCCTCTTCCCGCTCACGCTCCATGTCCGACTCGTCGAGGATGCCGGTGTCCTTGATGGACAGATGCTCACAGTACCAATCGTCCTGCTTGGTGGCGATCTGATAGATGTCCCAAAAGTGGTTCAGGCCACGGGGCGTGCTGTTGAATAGCGCCCAGCCGTTATTTTCTCGCAATATCGGTCGGACGTAGTCCCAAGCCTCTGGCTTCTGCAAAGCAAATTCCGAGAATATACACCCAACGGGGTTTGAGCCTACAATCCGGTCGATGTCGTCGGTGCCGATCACCTGGAAGATCGAGCCGTTCTTTAACGTGATCTGCATTTCCTGCTTGAGCGTGTTGTCCCGGATCTCTTTGGGGATGTGCGCCAGAAATGGGAACCCGTCCCGATCCATGCCGTTCCATAGAATGAGCCTTCCCTGTTTGAACGTCGGAAAAAAATAGTAGTATGTGCCGACCCGCTGGTGCATCATGGCCACCATGATGTTGATCAAGGTCTTATCCTTGCCTGCACGCCGGTGCCACACACACACCCCACGCTTAACGCCCTGATGGACGACAGCGTCGTACACCGGTTCCTGATACCATCGAGGCACAAAGTTATAGGGGATGTCGATCTCAACCAACTAAAGCACTCCCTTTTTAACCGTGAATGCAATCTCACCTGCATACGGCCCTTTTCTAATCGTTATCCTTAAAGCGCTTAAATGGGAATACGCAAAGGTTCCGTCGCTGTATAAGCGTGGATGTGACCACATTGCAAGAATATAGCTTGACGGCCACAGCCTGATGTAAAGCGGTAAAAATTTTTCAAACAGTTTTCTAACCATTGTTTCTCTCCTTCTTTTCCTGCTGTCTCTCGATCAGGTTAATCGGTGGCCCTGCGGGCTTCAGGCGCTCCTGTGAGTCCCTGAAAGACAGGATGTTGACCTGCACCCTGCCGTCGCCGATATCGATCTCCCACTTGTCCTTCCAGCGATCCTTCTGCCGGTTCTTGAGCCAGTAGATCTGAGCGGTAACGTCGGGAGGGATCTCTCTCATAGTAACGACCTCCTGGATGATCTCACCAGCGCTGTCCTTGACCTTCTTGACTTCCTTGAGAACATAGCCGGTGGCCCGCTCATACAGGCACCGCTCAACCTTCTCGTCGGCCTGATCCTTGGCCTCTTTCACGGCAGCGAAGAACTCCGGGTGCCGGTCTCGCCAGTTGAACAGCGTTGTCCGGTGAACACCGACCACGGTCGCCACCTCTTCGTCGGTGAACCCACGCAGCAGCAGGGTCTTTACAATCTCCTGCTTTGCAGGGCTGAACTGACTATCGGAACGCACCTTACGCTTGGACTTTGGTTTGGCCATCAGCGCCCCCTCAAATATTCAACGAAGTCATGCCAGCTCGCAAGATTCGGATGCCCGAACATATACCTGCCGGATGTCCCGCTGTTGTTTATCAGCCCCAGGATCGTAACATTAACCAGCGCAGTGGTTGCGATAAACCATGGGAACCCTATCAAGGACACCACGATCACCGGCAGAAAATAAATCATATGGTGGAGGTCGTGCCGGACGGAATGATGGATTGTATACCCCGCCAGGACAAGCAGGCCTGGAATTCCCATTTCAGCCCCCACCTGAAGCAGGTCGCTGTGTGCATGGAGCTGGTTTGCAGCAAGGTGCCAGTGTCCCGGCCCCACGCCGAAAGGATGTGAGACCATGAGAGCCAGCGCCTGTTTATAAAAGCCCCATCGAACGGCGGCAGACGCCATCAGGTTGGTATCCCAAAGAATAACGTAGGCTGCGCCTGCGAGTGCAATATAAGCGATCCACCATTCTTTGCGATGGCAGATCAGCCACACGATCCCACCGGCAGCCGCTGCCAGGATTCCGACGGTGCTTCTGGGCAGAACCAAAGCGGCCACAACAACCGGGATAAACCAGCGCCATGGCCGACTTAAAAAGAACGGTACCGTCACGCCTAGCAGACAGGACAGTTCGTTCTCGTTGAACATTAGACCGGTAAGTCTTGATGTGCCGTGCATCAACCCGAAGCTGAACACGGCATAGGGATCAACCTTAAACGCCTGCAAGATCACGGCCAGCGAGTTGAAAAGCGCCACAACACACAGGGCGTTGACAAGATACCTTCGCCAAGCCAGTTTGGCTACGACGACATACCATGCAATGCCCAGCAGAATAGCCTCACGGCGCATATAAGCGAATACGTCGAACTTGAAAAACAAAGGGCTGACCGCTGCAAGCGCAACGAACAGCCCTATCCATGCGTCAACATACCAAAACACCACAGCCGATATGCCGACGATCAGTAAGGTCTCGGTTGTTAACCGGGTCATGGCACGCATCTCACTGCCGTTTGGCAGCCTAACGATACAAGCTAACGCAAAGACAACGGCAATGACGACCGCCAGCCTATTGCGTCGCTGTATATTCACCCCAAATCGCTTTCAGCTCAAGATCGTCGTCGTTGGTGCTGGCGTTGAAGACCTCAAGGGTGATAACGGCACCGTACACAAACAGGGCTGCCCCGGTGGCGTCTGGAGTAAGAGTTAAAATGTCATTCTTTGTGTTTAAGGCACTTTCT